CCTTTTTTAATAAAGACAAATGACAATAGACAAAGATTCGCACAGATTAATAATGCAGTTGTATGAAGAAGAATGTTATATAAACCCTTTAGAAAAAATAGAATATCCGTTACCTGCTATTTCATTTGGAACTAAATCATTTGAAACAAAAGATGGTGTAATTGAATATCCTATTCCTGTAGGAACTTATGGTAACTTTAGCTTTGTACAAGCACCGCCTAAAAGCAAGAAAACATTTTTTATTAGTTTACTTTCAGCAGTATATTTAAACGATGAAATAAACGGAATATCAGGTGATTTAAAAGGGAATAGAAAAGGTAAACATTTAATTCATTTTGACACAGAACAAGGTAATTTTCACGCTTCTTTAGTTTTTAAAAGACCAATGGAAATGTCCGGTAATAAAATAGAAAACTATCACACTTACGCATTAAGACAACTAAGCGCAAAAGATAGAATTGATTTTATAGAATATTGCCTTTATGAAAAGTTAGAAGGTAAAGAAATAGGTTTAGTAATTATAGATGGTATTGCAGATTTATGTTCAGATGTAAACAATATTGAAGAATCTAATTTAGTTGTCCAGAAGCTAATGAAATGGACAAAGGAACTGCATTGTCACATTGTAACTGTTATTCACTCTAATTTTGGAACTGATAAACCTACAGGGCATTTAGGTTCAGCATTAGAAAAGAAGGCCGAAACACAAATACAATTAGAACTAAACACAGTAAACAAAGAATTAGTAACCGTATCGTGTAAAAGAAGTAGAAATACAAGTTTTGAAAACTTTAGTTTTAAAGTAAACAAAGCAGGTTTACCACAAGTAGAAGGTAATTTATACGATGTATTAAAAGGAGTATTTTAAGATGCAATTAGAAAACAAAATTCAGGAACTAAAAACAGAAGCAGCACGAATGGAATTACATTGGTGTGATAATAGGGAAATGCTGCATTACTTTAGAACACTACAGGCTGATTTACATTTAATTGAAAGATTGTGTAATAGAGAATCTAAATTTGATTACATTGCGCTCGAAGAAGTAATAAACGGATTGCAAGATAAAGATGAAACACTAACTGATATAACTGTTAACTTTCAAATTAAACCGATACAACGTGAACGAAAAGAAGCACGTATAACCGCTAAAATGTTTTAATTATGATTTTATTTCTTGTTTGCTTTTGTGTAATTTGTTTAATAGTATTTCAGTTTGTGGACTGCGAAATACTTATTACTCCAATTAAAGGTGTAATGCTCGGTGCATTATATAACGATGATGATTTTGAAGATGAAGTAGAACATACTATACAAGTGCTCTTATTTGTAATTTCATTTTCTTTTGTATGGACAACAAATGGCTCAACCAAGTAGCACAGCACCACAAAGAATGGATTAAGATAATTAATTCGTTTGGTGAATATGATTACGCTGAAGATATTGTGCAAGAAACGTACATAGCTTTGTACAAGTATGCTGATGCTACAAAGATTATAGATGCTTCAGGCAATGTTAGAAAGGGTTATGTGTTTTTTACGCTTAAAAGTTTATTCTTTCAGTACTATAACAAGAAAATGAAAGTAAATAAAGTTTCTATAGATGAACAGTTTACCTTGTTTGATGATTCTAATTTAGATGAACACAATGCTTATAATGATATTTGTTTGCTAATAGATGAAGAAATAAAAAATTGGCATTGGTACGACGAAAAACTATTTAAACTTTATAGGGATTCTGATATGTCGATGCGTGATATAGCAAAAGAAACAAACATTAGTTTAATATCAATTTTTAATTCAATAAAAAACTACAAAGAAATTTTAAACACTAAATTCAATAAAGATTATCAGGATTACATTAATAACGATTATAACGGAATTTACTAAAACAAAAAATTATGGCACGAGGTAGAAAAAAAGCAGCAGGTTTAGGTGATACCATAGAACAAATCACAGAAGCAACAGGAATTAAAGCAGTTGTAGAAAAGTTTAGCAAAGTAACAGGTGTGGATTGTGGGTGTGATAAACGAAAAGAAGTATTAAACAAATTATTTTCTTATCACAAACCTAATTGTTTGGTAGAAGAAGATTATAATTATTTGACTGATTTATTTGCAGTATTAAAAGACCAATTAACAGTTAATCAGCAATACAAGTTAATAGATATTTATTATAGAATTTTTAATAAAAAAATAGAAAATTCAAACTGCGCTTCTTGTTGGAGGGATAGAGTAAACGAAATTAGAAAAGTTTACAACGAATACACAATAGATGCTTAATTGGAAAGAAGAAGATTTATTTAATTGGTTAAAGGAAAATAAATTTCCTGATTTAGTTAAATCTAAAAATCAAATGTCAAGATGGGATTGTTACTCACCTGACACTAAATTTAGGTTGGAACTAAAATGCAGAAAAGCACATTACGATACTTTACTACTTGAAAAGAAAAAGTACGATGCAATGATAGAAGAATGTGAAAAGCATTTAGATATTCCTTTGTATATTAATTCAACACCGCAAGGTATATTTTCGTTTAACCTTTTAAAAATATTACCAATATGGGAAATTAATTATTTAAATCCTGCAACTACACAATTTACAAACACAAACAGAATAGCAAAAGAAGTAACATATTTACAAATCAAATTAGCAGAACAATTATGAAAGAAAACCCAATACAATTAGAATACCTAAAATCAGTATTACTATCGCAGTTATTACTTGAATCAAATGAAAATTTGTATTTTACAAAGCAATACAAGCAGCAGATTAAACACAAAATTAACTCTTTAAATAAAGATTTAGAAGAAGTAGTACGTACAGAATATGCAACAATTTATAAAACTGATGCAGAAATGACAACAAACATTTTAAACGCAATAGAAGATGTAATTTATAAGTTACAAACCTGCACTATAGATGAAATTGTAATGATAAATGCAGTAATTGATAAATACAAAGAAAATAAAGAATGGTTTGCTGAATATGCACAAGCAGAATTTTTAAGAATAGAATAATTTTATTTAATTATATATGAAATATAAAATAATTTATGCTGACCCGCCTTGGAGTTATTATAATGATAGTACTGCAAAACAAAATTGCACAACTATAAAAGGGATGAGGAGACCACCATATCCAGTAATGAGTTCAAATGATATAAAAAATTTACCTGTAAAAAAAATTACTGATGATGATGCTATTCTTTTTATATGGACTACAGATTATCATTTATCAAAATGTATTGATGTTATAAATTCTTGGGGATTTAATTATAAAACAATAGGTTTTGTTTGGAATAAAAAAAATAAAAAAGGTTTACCTGTTTGTTTTATGGGTGCTTATACAATGAAAAGCGGAACAGAATTATGCCTTCTTGCTACAAAAGGAAAAAATGCTCATAAATTAGTTTTAAAGCATAATGTTAGAGCATTAATTGAAAGTGAAAGAGAACATCACTCAAAAAAACCAAATGAAGTAAGGACAAGAATAGTTGAACTTCTTGGAGATTTACCAAGAGTAGAATTATTTGCTCGTGAAAAATTTGAAGGATGGGATGTTTGGGGTAATGAAATAAATAATTCATTTTCTTTTTAATGGCAAAAAAACAAGAAGTAAAATACTACCCTGCACATCAAGAACTAAATGATATGCGAATTTGCCACCAAAATAATTTAGCTTATGTAATAGTTCCTGCAGGTGGTAATAAGTATTGGATTAGCAAGTACAGTTTAAACGATTTACACAGGCAAATTTATTTAGAAGAAAATAACGTGAGAAAAGAATTTAGCCAATACGAAGCAGATAAAAAGATTATGGAACTTTACACACAACACTCAAAACGATTTAAAAAATGACACCAAACCACTACGACAATAACAAAAGCTACGATGTAATAGATTTTGTAAAAGATTATGATTTGAACTTTAACGAAGGCAATGTAATTAAATATGTAGCACGTGCAAGAAAGAAAGACAATCACATAAAAGATTTAGAAAAAGCAATAGATTATTTAGAAAGAGAATTAACACACGTAAGAAAAGAACAAGCAAAATGGATAGAACTGAACAAATAGAATTTGAAACATTAGAATTAGAATTTAGATTAACGCAGCTACTCAAGAAACGAGAACAACTATATTTGAAAGGTAGCAATGATGAAAAGCTAAATGATAAAATTAGAGCAATACAACACGAATTAAGAAATAAGGGTAGCAATTAGCTACCTTTGTTCATTAAAATAGTTTGTTCACGTAAACGTAAACACAAAATAAAAGTGAACAGTAAGTGTTAAAGTTTTACTAAAATGTATTTTGTATTAATAACTTGTTTATATTTGCTTATAATTTAAAAACAAAGACAAATGGCATACTCAAAAAATCCTTTACCAAAACGAGAAACTATATTTGAAATACAATATAGATTAAAACAAGAAGCAAAAGAATTACTAAACAAACTAAAAGAACAAAAAAATGACTAAGACAGAAATTTTACAAGAACTACAACTACTAACTGATTTAGCAAGTACAATGAATGATTCATTTACTTATAACAAGCTAACTAAAGTTATAACTTCTTTAGAATCTTTATGGCAAACAGAATATGCCTACTTTGAAGAAATTAAACAAGTATTAAACTACGATGAAACAATGGACAATTTAAACCAATTAAACATTAGATAAAATGATTACAACTTTAGACAACAAGATTTGGGACAAAAAAGAAATTTTAGATAATATGTACAGTGATGACTTTTACTATGGTTATTTAGGAAAACAAGCATTATCATCATCTACATTGAAAATGGTGCTTAAATCGCCTAAAACATATAAATACGTAACAAAGTATGGTCAAGCAGAAACGCAACCGTTACGTGATGGTAAACTATTCCATACATTGATATTAGAACCCGAAAAGATAGATACGTTTGTAATTGTAGATGCAGCAACAAAAGCAGCAAAAGCATACAAAGAAGCAAAGGCAGAAGGTAAAGAAGTTTACACATCTTCAGAAATGCGTGATGCAGAACGTTTAGCTGATGCAATTTTAAAGAATGATGAAGCAGTACACTATATGAGTAAAGCAGGATTTGAAGTACCTGAAATAGCAATGATAGACGGATTACCATTTAGAGCAAAAGCAGATATATTACGTGAAAATATGATAGTAGATTTAAAAACTACTACCGGATTAAATGAATTTCGTTATTCAGCAGATAAATATAGCTACGATTTGCAGGCTTATTTATACCGTGAAATGTTTGGTGTAGATGAATTTGTTTTTGTGTGTATTGACAAAGGTAGTTTAGATATTGGTATCTTTGAATGTTCAGATGAATTTTACCAAAGAGGAAAAGAAAAATTAGAGCAGGGAATTAGTAACTATAAATATTTCTTTGGTCAAGATAGTGATGTAGATTTGAATCAGTATGTATTACGTGGAATTTTATAAGTAATAAATTATGAAAATATTAAATCTATATGCTTGTTTAGGTGGTAACAGATATAAGTGGGATGAAGTAGCACAAGAGGCAGGTATTAAAATTGAAGTGACTGCTATTGAATTAGATGAAGAAGCTGCAAGATTATATCAAGAAAGATTCCCGAATGATAAAGTAATAGTTACAGATGCACATCAGTATTTATTAGATAACTTTAAAGAGTTTAATTTTATTTGGAGTTCTCCACCTTGCCCAAGCCATAGTAAAGTAAGAGTGAGCCAAAAAAATAGAGAAAATTTTAATTTTTTATATCCTGATTTAAAATTATATGAAGAAATAATTTTTTTAGATAATTTTTTTAATGGAAAATATGTAGTTGAAAACGTTACACCATATTATGAACCATTAATTCCTGCACAAAAAAGAGGTAGACATTTGTATTGGACAAATTTTAATTTGCCAATAGATTTAAAAGAAAGAAAATTAAATGGAAGTTTATGTTTAATGGAAAATGAAATAAATGTGCTTTCTGAATTTCACGATTATGATTTTAGAAAATATAAAGGAAATCAAAGATTAGATAAAATGGCTCGAAATTTAGTTGACTATGAAGCAGGAAGAACTATTTTTGAAATAGCATTAGGAATAGTAAACAAAAAACAAACTAACCAAATAGAATTATTTTAAATAAACAATTATGACAATAGAAATTTTTAATCAAATTAGAGTTTGGGCATTTAACA